AGCATCAAAATAATAAAGTCCAAGGATATTAGCTGGATTCGACAATCCTCCAGAGGGGATATAAGCACCAGTTGATTTATCAAATAATGTGTTTTGAAGTGGAGTTGCCGTAGCCGTTGTTAAAGCAGCCGACATCTGCGCAGGAGTTGCAGTTGTACCCGCAGTTGGACTGGTTCCATATACAATACCCGTGGGAAGAGTTGCTCCACCACCCCCTACAGAAATAGGATTATAAGTAGATCCATTTCCCGCTTGAAGAGTTGTACCGTCTCCTGTTCCGATGATTTGTCCTTGATTAATTACAAAAGAAAGAGGACTAGAAGTGGCTGTTGCAGTTGTTACAACACCATTTTGATCCGTATTTGTTACAGTAGATATAACAGTATAGTTATACTGAATACCTGCTGTAAGTGTAGTAATAGTAACACTGTGCGAAACTACAGGTGTTGAAACCAGAGTAGTAAGAGTTGCTGTACTTCCATAAATACCGTAACCAACTCGGGTAGAAGAAGCTCTATCTGTAGTCCAAGTAATTGTAGCTGTAGTGGAAGTAGTTGAAGCCACTCCTACATTAGAAATTACAGGAGCAACAGCTACAGTAATCTGAGCTTGACCAAATAAAGAAGCTGCTATAAAAGCAATTCCGACGATAAGTTTCTTAAAATTCATTGATCTATATGGAGGGGTTTAAAGCCTGGTGGGGTGCCCCTGATATCCTTTATAATTATTGAATGGCCCAGCAAACTGTACTGGTATCACCAGTAACTAATGTGTTTGTTGATGAGATTGAATTGATTACAAAACTGGTTCCTGGTACTATAGTGCCTATAGTAAGAACTCCTATTGCAGTTCCTGAAGGCGCACAATTTGTAAGAATATAGTTTCCAAGAGTTGCAGCAGCCGAACTTGATACAGTTTGGGTACCGCCTACTAAACTAGTTCTTCCCTTTGACGGAAGATCACTAGTCATAGCAAAAACACCATTTTTTCTTGGAAGAGCATAGGTCCAAGCATCACTGCTTTGGAGAGCCGCAGCTGAAATTTGTCCATAGCCAGTACCTGTTACATTGAAAAAGTCTATTGGGTTATATGAAATATTAATTCCGGGTTCAGCTACAAAAGCATTTACGCATAGCCCCGAACCAAGTGGATCTTGGGTTTGGGTCTCAATAGCAGCGGAGAGTACTCCACCACTGGGATTTCCAAGAGCTTGAGCGGCTATACCACAAGCATAAATATAACCACTGTGATCTAAACCTTGTCCTTGAGAGGAATAAGGTCTAAAACTAAAACGACCCAAGAATTGTCCGGCTGTTACTGCGGTTGGAATTCCTTGTGTACCATTAGCGGTTCGAATTATAAACTCAGGTCCATATGGAAGAGTACTATCGCTACCATAAAGAGTTACAGCTTTTTGCTTCATTAATTGGATATCAAGAGATGGGGATACTGCAAATCCCTGAGCTATATAAGGTTGAATACCATTTTGATATTGGTTCCCTTCTTGAAGGTAAGGAAAACCACCAAGAAGATTTGCATTATAATTTACAGCATAAACAATAGTATGGTTTGGTGATCTAAAGTTTACATTTTGAATTTGAATAGCTTGCGTTGGCTGAGAAACAAAATCTAACTGACGAAGATCAATAGCAAAATTTGTTCCATTGACTGGATTAATCTCACTTAAAGACCCTCCTTGAATATTAACATTTTGGCAATTTTCAATTAGAAGTCTTGTTCCTATGAAAATATTATTACTGAGATTTACTGTATCACAAGTAGTTCCTTGGAAATCAGCACCGAATTCGAATACCTGATCAAATTGAGAAATGGTAACAGGGGTAACACCTGGACCGACAGCAGTAGGATCAAAGATACTATTAGCTACTGAAACATTGCTAACATTGAAATTAATTCCTACAAGAGCTAAAGTTACAAAATCTAACTGTGGGCCATTGGCACCTAATACATGAACTCCGTTGACAGAGCAATAAGTACAGCCACCAAAATCCAATCCTCCTGCGGTAGCCCTAGGAATTCCACCAAAATACGGAATCCCCTTCAAGGTTACGTTAGTAAAGTGGCAATCGGAACCTCGGCCACAAGCCACAGAGTCACTATAATTATCGAATTCGCTGTCTGAAACAAAGGTAGCTGTTGGAGAATTAAGCTCTGCTCCTTGTTGTGGAAAGCATAAACCACCGCTTCCACCAGTGCCTGTTACAGTACAAGTCGGAACAGCTCCAGTAAGAAAATACTGAGTTCCAACATTGGTCATAGTAACAGCAGTAAGAACACCATTAGCAATTGAAACAGTAGCTGTTGCTCCTGTTCCTCCGCCTCCTACAAAAGTAATTGCAGCAGTAGTATATCCGAAACCACCGCTTACTTCGGTGATTCCACTTACTGAAAACATTACTACACCAGTAACATCAGCTCCAGTACCATCTCCTGTTACAACTCCAGGAACAACAGAAAGATATCCATTTCCACCTACAAAAGAAGTGCATCCACTTACTGCTCCAGAAGTAATAACTCCTGTACAAGATCCGCCACTTCCACCAAGTTCTACAACAGAAGCCGTAGCTGAATTGGTATAATTAGCACCTGGATTTACGATATTACAAGCCGTTACAACGCCATTTACAAGAACGAGAGTTGCAAAGGCTCCATTACCTGTTAAATCATTAAATTGAACTGTAGTATATTTTGGATCATAATTCGTTCCCCCTGAATTAACATTACAAGCAGAAACGCCGCCTCCACTGACAGCAATCCCTAAAGTTGCTCCAACTCCAGCAGCTTTTGGAAATGTAACTGTAGCATGAGTATAACCTGTTCCCCCTGAATTGACAATTAGTCCAGTAACATGTCCCGAGATTGGAGCCGTAAATTGTGCCCCAAATCCATCTCCAGTTACTTGAACAAGGGGAGGGCTTACATAATTATTTCCATTAGCTGTAAGTACAGGATTAACCAGTACTCCATTATGAACAATAGCTGTACCTGTTGCTTGAATTCCTCCACCACCGGGTGAAGAAAAAGCAACACTTGTTCCGCTAGTAGGATATCCAGTACCAGAAGCACCATTTGGAACAATCGTGTAACCAATAGTATTTAAATAGCGACCACCAGCATCTACTGACCAAGCTTCGCAACCAAAATTCCTATTGGGATTTTCAATTCCACAATTATGTACGTAAACATTTCGAGCAAAAACATTGTGTGAAGCGCGAAGATCCACAGGCCTATCAAGACCGTTTACATCTTCAAATCCATCAAAAGTAATATTCGTAACACCACCATTGGTGGGATCACTCTTAATTCCGGTATAAAAATTTGTTAATTCTGGAAGAGTTTGTCCTGCGGCATTCTCATCAAACTTAAAATTGAAAAAATAGATATCAGAAATACCACCTGATAACCAAATCAGTGTTTGAATATTAGTTCCTGTACCACGTTTAATCGTCCAAGAACCTGTAGCACCTTCTACAATGATTGCAAAATTGCTTACCTGAACATTAAAAACACCAGCAGACTGTCCTTGATCTGAGCCTGTAAAGGTCAGAGTTCCACGAGAAACCCAAAGATTAACAGCCTTAGTAAAGTTAATTCTAGTAGAACAAACCTGATCTCCATCAAGGCCTCTAGCATCAATGGTTCCTCCCCCTGCTGGGAGAAGAACTTGAGCAGCCGCTACCTTAGCACACCAATCCACTCCGGCTTGAAGATCCGCTCGAATGACCTGTGGATAAGAGGTTCCACCAGAAACAGAATTGTCCACATACTCTTTATTTGCAGCATCCGTTCCCAATGTAGGCAAGGGAATAGTAGGAGACTGAATAAAGGTGTGATGACCCGTCCAAGTTGGACTAGAAGCCGTATTCGGAATAGTATAGGACTGCCCAAATGCCAAAGGCATGAGCAGAGAAGCGGTAACAAGAAGCCGCTTAAAAAGCTTAAACATTCTTATTAGGGTCCGACCTTTGAAGAATAGCAAAGGAACCAGTTATAATAGGCAGTCCTGCGGTTTCATGCTTAAGCATAGTAAGAACAGAACCCATAACCAGACCAAAAATAGCCCAAACATTATGTTCTACTTTATTAAAACCGTCAACAATCGATTCGAAAATTTCTTTAAAACGACTCATATTTAATCCTTAATGAGAAGCTGCTATTGAAACAGCGGCTCCAACTCCTACTCCAATACCTACATATTCAACAGCTTTAACGAATCGATGCCAGCGAGATCCACCCTTTAAAGCGGTTATCTCTGCTTTTTGCGCATTAGTTTCTGTAATCAAGCTATTTACTTCAGATTGAGTAGTTTCAAGATTCTGTATAAGAACCTTGTTTGTATTATCACATTCTTTACATTTGGTAACAAAAGTAGTTAATTGTGCCGTATCTTCAGCAGGTACAACTAGGTTACCTGATGGAGGGGTATTTTGGCCTGGTGGGGGTGCCTGAACGATTATTGGTTTCTGAGTACCTACTAAAGAAGAAATTAAAGCAGCCTGTTGTGCACTTGTTTTTGCATCCGAATTGGCTTTTTCTAAAGCTGCATTTTGAGAGGAAAGCTCTTTATCCCGCTCCTCAATAGAAGCTTTGGCTTCTTTAATGGTTTCTTGAGCGTCTTGTACGGCTTTAGCAAGGATTGCTTGCTGAGCAGTATCTTGAGTTCGCGTGTCATGCCAGAGAAAGAACAGTAATAGGACTACTCCGGCTAGGATACCATAACCAATAAGATGCGCTTTATTTATATTTATTGACACGCGCTAATACCTCAGAAGCATATGCTTTATTTCCGCCGCCATTCCAAAATAGAAGAGCTGCCGATACATTTCCTTTGGCTAGTTGGAGCTTGCTTTGCCAATGGATAATACCCCATTTAAGACCTACAGCAGGATCACAGAGCTTGGACAAATCACTCGTATATCCATGTTCTCTTGCACATTGACCCATCAGTTGTAGGAGGCCCCAAGAGATAGAACGGGCGGTGCTTTCAGTAGCTGATAGATGAAGGGGAACAATATACTTGGAATAGAAGGCAGGTTCATATCGAATTGCCCAAGGATTCCAAGCACTTTCCTGTTCAACCATCGCGCAAATAGTTGGAACATCTAGGTTAAGAGGTCCAGCCTGTTCACGGATTATATTAACTAGCGAACTGTCCGCCACGGCTACTTCCGTTTCGTGTCATAATATTCTGGGATTCAATATCCTTCTTAGGCTGAAGGATGCGTAGATTCGCACGTTCACAAGCGGAAATGCGTTCTTTTACCGTGGAAGCAATAGGCTCATCAAGTTCATAAGTCTGGCCTGCTTCAAATTCATAACGGTTAATGCGAATTGTGGGAAAACGCTGATCGAACAAATCCTTGTCGGGAATTGTCACGAACTGTTTACCCTTTGGTAGCTCCACAACGGGAGCATCAATCTTAGCCATAATACCTCAAATAAAATTGAGGGGCTCCAACACCAGGCTGAATACCCCTCGTTTCGTTTTACGAGCCCGTGTTACTGACGTTACCGTATTCACCAGACGGCTGACCCGGAGATCCCATACCATCAGGACCTGCGACTGTACCATCTTCCACGGAAGGGATATGAGAAACCATAGGGCTACGATTGCCCTTATGAAGCTTCTGATCCTGTAGGCCATGACCTTGAGGATGTCCCAACTCGTGAACTTCATGATGCGGACGGCTCTCTTCGAACTTCGCCATATTCACTCCATTCAGGGGAGCCTATAAAGCTCCCCTTTTGTTATTGCATCACTTAGTTGTTGATGCTGTTAGCGCCAGCAGAACGAGTCCGCCATAGCCAGTTGTTGTTGGTGATGATTGCCTTGAAGGCAAACTTCCAACCGAGCTTTCTGCTTTGCTGCAATGGATCAGTCTGACCACCAGGAGCTACTACATAAACCCGAAGGTTCTGTAGATCGGCTACCTGATAAGCAAAACGAGCAATTGCGAAACCAGAATAGACTTTATTAGCCGCACCCGCAGTTACCTGAGAAGTTGCCGCAAAGCCAGGAGCATTGGAGCGAACTACTCGGAAACCACCGAGAGTATCAACTTCACCACGCCAGATTTTCTCTGGAGAGCTAAGCTGATGTGAGGCCTTAAAATCAGGATCTTTAAGGAGTGACGCATAAACTTGAGGAGGGCAAACATAAACATATTCGCCAGACTCAAGAGGACGTGCACCCTGATCCTGAAGTAGCGCATCAAGCTCAACAAGATCTACATAACCAATGGTGTCGGAAGCGGTTGTGGTGATATCCGAAACCTTTGCATTGGGATAGTATGTGTTAGTTGATGCGTTTAAAACGTTGAAAACAAGCTGGTCATAAGTTTCTGCCGCTTGTAATCCCAGAAGATAAATCGTCTTCTGAACGACTGGGTGTTTTGCCGTAAGCTCTGCAAGATCACTGATACGAACCAAGAAACCATACTGCTCTGCGGTTGCTTCAAATTCATTCAATGTCAAACCAACAGCATCAGGAGGAAGTCCTTCGGTTAGTTGGGTTGGTGTTGCTGAGGTTGCAAATTTTTCTTCTCGAACAAAACGAATTGTTTTAGAAGAATTGCTAGGAATTGGCGTCTTGTCACCAAACTGGTCCAAGATTGTATTTAGCTTTTTGTTACTTGTACCTAGCTTACAGACATGGTCATTTCTGCCATATTCTCTGGGTTTCCTCCAGAGTTCAGAGTACCGCATCGCTGATTTTCATCTAGCGTTTTCTCGCTTACTTCGTTGCGGGTGATATCAATACCTTTTTTATTTAAAACGGAAATTCGTGCTTTTAAAGACTTTTTAAAATCAAAATCATCAGAGGTTTCACAGAGAATTCCTAAAATAGCTTGTTCTTCTTTCATAATTAGATATTCTTTAATTAATTCAAGAAGCCTTTTTGCTTTTTTAGTATTGGCTCTCCAAGTATAATAGTTTCGATGATTATAGTTTTTTCTTATTGTCTTTGATACAGCACCGCCAAATTTTAAAGAAATCCAAGATAATAGATTCGGATTTGTATTTCCGACTCCTATTATTGTTCCTAAAGATTGATTAATCTTATAGATACCTATATATCCTTCACAATCTAAAAGCATTGCTAAACGAATATAATCCTCTTCTATCGAAGAGTCAATTGAAATCTCTTTTAAGGGAATATCATTAATCTTCCCTTTTTGATTCAGCTTATTCATAGCTTTTTTCATTTCAACCATTTTCATTTGGTATTCTTCAGAAAAAGGTTCTAAAGCCGATGATTTTCCGTGCATATTTGATTGAAATTGAATGGCCAATTCAGCCTGTTCTTTTTTTATCAATAGATAAGGTAAAATTTCTATCAAAAGTTGAGAAGCTGTATTACTATATATTCTCCAAGTATAACAGCTTTTTCTATATTCTGACTGACTTTTTCGATGATAAATAGAACCACCAAAAGTTGATTTTAACCAATCTGTTAGATTCGGATTTGTATTTCCGACTCCTAATTGTAAAACAAGTCCAATTTTATTATTGGTCTTTTGAATTGTAATCCAGCCTTCTGTATCAATTACAGTCGCTAAACGAATTCTATTTTTAAGTATCAAATCTTCCCTCGGGTGGCCATGTAATTAGTGTTCGTATATTAGTACCCGAAATCGCAGTTTTGTGTACCATGTACGAAAATATTTATTTAGGCGTCCCCTGTTATTCAGAGAAAATTGGAGCTAATTTACTCCGCCACTTCCAAAAGTCTGGCACTAAAATAAGTCTGCAAATCAGCTGCAACGTTACCAGCATTTCCAATAGTTCCTGAAGTTACTGTCACAACGTCCGCACCGAAGCCCACTAAACTTAGTGCAAATCCAAGAAAGTTCTTAAACATTATAAACCTTTCGATTTAGAACCGAAGGTCTTGAATGCCCAGCCTCTCCTGCTGTTCAATGAGAGCCTTACGACCCTCTTTAGTTTCAAGTGTTGGTTTACTAACCACTGAGCCCTGCGAACTCGCAGGAGGCTGAACAGTCGTCGATGTGACCGTCGGCCTAGTATTTTGTGCAACACCACCATTTTTGGTCTGCTGCACGATCTCAGGTAACCGCACACCATTATGTACATGGTATGCAAGCTTGTAAAATTCGGACAATTGAGCACCAAGCTGCGGATTACTTTCAGCCGCACCAATAGCCTGTTTCAAGAGTGGATATGATTCCAAAGTCTTTCCATAATCCTCGGACTGAGTAAACTTCCGAAAATCTGGAATCTCTTGCTCTACAGATTCAATTGCCTGACTACGAACAAAAGCACTCATCGTCGGAGCCAACGGAGCCAAAGTGTCCATAACAAACTTGCTCTGGACTTCCATATACTTCTCTGGATCTTTAGCTTCTACTGCACTCGACAAATCCTTGAAATAAGTATCCTTATCCTCAAGATAGTTCTTTGGTCCGCCATTCGTAACAGTCTCCCGTTTCAAGGGATCTCTGCCCGTTTTATCACTAAGCTCTTGCCTAAGTTGAGCGATAAGAGCATCTTTATGCTCCACGCCCTTTACCGCATCTTCCACAGATTTATAAACCGTTCCCGTTGCCGTCTTTAGAAATGGTTCCGACTCATTTGTAGATGTCGTCTGCGATTCAGTGGACACAGCCGTTGTCGTCTGTTGAGAATCGTCGCCAAAAATATCGTCGAGACTCAGATCCCCTCCCGGAGCATCGCTTAAATCCACCGAGAGACTTGCATTACTTACTGCCATTATTTATCCTTGTGGGACTACTTTATTTTATTACTCTTGTGAAGTACATACGCGTTCTATCGCTGCGTAAATCTTATTGAACTCTGCTAACTCATCTCCGTTTGGCTGCACCGGAACGGGTCGTAACTTTCCGACACTCTTATCACATTCCGTTTCAATATAACTAAGCCAAGCAATTCCAAGTTGCAAAATATCTACATCTCTTAAACTCTTCTGTCGCTGCCTCAGTTTCGCTTCAAGCACACTTTTCTGCACCTTAAAACGATTCCTCAGCGCATCAAACCCCGGATGATTCTGCAAACTTGCAATCGCTTCATTATCATCAGCCTCTAGTACTGGTCTATTTCCTTTATAATCAAGTATCAATACTTCAGGATTCGGTTTCTTAAAAATGTTCAATGCCATCCTCGGGAGGGGTTATCGGCCTGGTGGGGTGCTTTACACCATATCGCAGTATTAATCCTATCGCACCCGTACCACTAATCAATTCCAACAGGTTATCTTCAAGTTCCGTCTCAGGAATCACTTCAACTTCGGGATTCCCATTTGCATCTGGATCAACTTTTACTTCAACTTTCACCAGGCCTTAAACCCCTCAACCCGTGTTAACTTCACCCATTTGCCCAAGTCCTACAGCATTCGCCCCATGATTCTGAGCTTGAATCCTAGCAATTGAAGTCTTTCCCGAACCGGGAATTGAACCTTCGTGCTGTCTTGTTGGAGGTCGGCCCCCAGGATGCTTACCTGTCCTAGGAGCCTTTAGAGGGCGGCTTGTAGGTCCTCCGCCGCCTCCCATTGTTCCTTTGTGTTTGGCAACTTCCACGGCTGCTTCAGTATTAACTGTCTTCTCCAGAAGCGCCATTTGCATCTGTTGCTGCTGTTGCTGTTCTTGTTCTATCGCAACTTCTTGATCCGTCTTCAGAAGATCATTGATATTTCTGATCTCCATAACCTTACCAAGTTCACGTAATCCCTCACCTTGTTTCCAATAGGGAGACTGCTGTGCGATATTCTCAAAAGCCATCAAGTTACGCTGACGAATCTCTTTACTATCAACATAGTTCGCAGCTACAAGGTTGAATTCAAAGTTACCAATAATCTCGCTTGGATCAATCATCTGCCACTTCGGAAAACTAGGTGGCTGATGTGTCATTGCAACTTCTTCTTCATCAGTCATAAATTGCTGAATCATCGATACGCACATAGCAAGAAGAGGCTGAAGGATGTCCATTTCCAAATTTCGAATGAACATCTTAAAACGGAAGTTACTCTCACTAATGATAGAACTAATACCAGTTGCAGTTTTATTTCCAGTAGGAGAACCAACTCCCTTACCGTAGAAATCACTGATACCAGAACTCTGTTCAATCATTCCTTTATAGAGATCAAGGATTGCATAATCACCTTGATTTGGAGTAAACAAAGGAAGCGGAGCAATTACCTTATTCGGATCGCCGTTAACCGGAACTTTACCACCTGGAACATTGAATTGGTTCAGAGCCTCGTGGTCAATATCCGCATTCAGATCATAAGCAAAACGTCTATTGATGCCTAGATTCCAATTATCCGTAACCATATTCACGAACTTATTTAATGATTCTGTAAGATCCGTAATAATTTCGATTGCGCCCAATCCATAAATCTCATGAGGCAACTTAATATAACTTGTATGAAGAATAGGATTTCGCTTATGATCGAACTGATTTGGACCATACCAAAGCGCCTTCGCCGGACCCGCGTAAACTTTTCTTTTATAAGGCGAATAAGCTGTCGCTCTATAAGACGCTCTAAGATCTTTCCAAGCAAGGGCTTCTGAATCCTCTCCAAAAGTTATTACTGTACAAGTTCCATCATAAACATTCCAAAGCTCGGCAAGCCGAATTATGATCGTATCATATTCTGTTGGATACTGAGTTATGATTGTGTTCTCAAGTTCACTGAGAACCTTCATATCATATAGCGGTTTGCCCGTTGCTTCAAGATAAGCTTCTGCTTCTCGCTTGAGTTCGATGAAAGTCCGCTCAGTAAGCTGCGCTACAATTCCCCCATCCGGATCTACCATTAGATCGTACACATCAATAGGGGTAATACGAGGACAAGCCATTGGAACTTTGAAAGTCTGGGGCTTATAACTCAATACAATAGGCTGTCCAGTATTCGGATCTAGTACTGGTTGACCTAGTGCATCTTGGGCATAAACAGGAACAGGCTTTGTAAGAACTTTAAAATCCCAGTTCCAATCTACTTTAATCCCTGCGTGGCCATAAATTGCAATATTACGAACAAGAGCTTCAAAAGCATCTTGAAAATGGCATTCTTTAAGTTTCTTCCCAAGTACAAGCGAAATTGCTTGAGCTGCATGATCATCTTGAGAAGTAAGACCTGTTATGTCAAACCACGGTTCAAAACTAAAGAACGCATCCATTACCCGAGAAACAACAGTTTCTACGTTCGATAGAGGATACGGAACAAAAGTATTGGCACGTGCGGTGACATTATCTGATTATGGGAACTTCTGAGCATCGCGTTGACCAATATATTGCCGATAAAAAGTTGCTCGACGCTGGTCATATTGCCTGCGATAATCGAGACTTCTACGAAGGAATCGTAGAGCTTTATCTTTCGGATCATTGGTCGTAGGAGTTGCAGCGGGTGATATCAAGCAACCTCCAACGCGTCACTCAAAAGTTCTAAAGACTCCTGCCGTGCCGTATTGTTATAGAATTTCAATCGATTGTGCAAAGCACAAAGAACTTGGTATTTAGAATCTCGTTCTGGATCAATTAACATGTTCTTATACATGCGACAAACAGAACGTCCAAAGCTCTTTAAATGCTGAGATCCATTTCCAAAGATATGATCAATCTGAAGAACTCCACGTCGTGTTTCTTTACAGACTGTACATTCATTGCCTAAAGCATTTAGTAATCTGCCTTTTAAAACTGAAGTATCACTTGTATGTGAAAAATGACCCCAGGTTTTATTAGCATGACAGTTAATACAAAGAAGCTGATAACGATTCAAATCAACTTCATTTTTAAGAATTTTTACATATAGAGATTTTTGCTGGTACTTTCTACGTTCTATAGCCCCATCATCATTTAAATGGTCTAATTCTAATCCTCGTATTTCATCATAATTACAAATTGAACATTTTGTTCCATATAAAGTAAAAACTTTATTTCTTACTTCTTCATGCCTTTTTCGGCCATCTGCATTATGCTTTCGTTTATCACGTTTATTTTCTCTATACCATTTTTGATAAATAAGAATTTCTTCTCTTGTTCTCATTAAGCTTTTGATACAATGTTCCAGTAAAGAGTCGCTCCAGCAGCGCCACCATAAGGAACAATTACTTCGTTATAACGACCCATATCCCAGATTTCAGGAACATTAGGAGCCAGATAAATATCTGTAGCCCCTGCTGAAGTTACTCCTGTTTTGCCAAAACGAATATTCATTGCAGCAGAAGCAACTAGACGAACCAAAACATTATGGCCAATTGTAATAGGAGTTCCAGCAGTCGTCGCAGGAACAATTTGCGAACCCGCTCCAATTACTTGCGTGTTATCTCCGCTTGGCGGAATAGCGTAAAACTGTAGCGTTGCCAAAATTACTCCTGTGTAATCTCAATCTGTGCATGTTCATATGGGACAAAATCCCAAGTCCCTGCATTAATCATCTGCACCATATTACTAAGTACTTCTTCAAGTTCAGAAAGTCGCTGTTCACGCATATGCGGAGGCGCACTTGCCAAATCATGCCAGTAATAAACTTCCCAACATTTAGCACATCCATTAGTCGGACGAATCGGTTTCCCCGATTTACTAGGACCAAAATAACTATGTCCTGCACAATACAAATAAACTTTATTAGGATCAAGCGCTTGCGCTAATATATCCTGTTTTTCTTTCTCGCTAAACGCCATCTGAAGATATTCCGTGCTTTCTAAAAAGCTGAAAACTAAAAAGTGTTGTTCTCATACCTACAACAAAGGTTAAAAAATAAGGAAATTTTAATCCAATTAAGCCTATCACAGCGGTTGGCCCTAAGATACCAATCAAGGTTCCTTTGATAATACCAAACCGCTGTGTTAGGAATCGTATTGCTGTATTCAATTCTGATGCTATCGGAAATTTCTTAAGATGGTCAATCGTAAAAACAGCATCATAACTTGCTAACGCAACCAACAATACAACGAGAAACAAATACATTAAGCAATCGCCAAAAGTACCTGGATATAGCAATTTGCCAAGCCTGTCAAAGTACCTGAAAGAACAACTCCAAGACGATCACCCGGAGCAAAAGTTGCCTGTGGCGCAGTGAGTGTTGTACTATTCACTCCAGAAAGAACAGTATTAGCTGCTCCTGTAAGAGGAATCGTAGCAGAAAGCAATGCTGTACCAGCACCAGAAGCCTGAGTTCCAGTCAAATGTTCAACCGTAACCGCAGCCGCTGCACCACCAGCAGTACCAAACACTACATTAACTTCAACAAGTTTATATGAAGGAGATACCGCAGTACCACCCGCCACATAAAGATTAGGAACAATAAAAACAGACTGACTGGTAGACGTAGCTGAAACCATCAAATTAACGGGTTCCAGATACTGAACTTTATAGCCACCAACCGTAGTACCCAGACCAAGCTGAGGAGTTTCCTGTGTAAATAAGCTCATTTAAACTCCTTACTTAATTGCGAAGAATGCAACAATAACCGTATTAGCCGCAGTCCCTGCAATACTAAAACGTACTGTAACACCTGTCGTAGTAACGGTATCCGTAGATACTCCAATGAAAGCAGCAGCAGGCTGCGTTCCACCAATAACATTGGCAACTACACCCGTAAAGTTCACAGGTGCATTCGTACCAACAATATTCTGAAGTGTCTGCGTTCCATCAATAAAATTGAGAATGGCTGAAGTAGATGTGCCATCCAAGATAAAAGTTGCCGTACCAAGAAATGCTGTTTCCGTAGCAGAGCCTTCATTGTTTGCAAGAATCTGACCACTCTTAGTAGGACCACCAGTCCGATATACCGCGCTTGCGGCTGTAATTGCCATTGTATTGTATTACCTTCTCATGAAAAGTTTCCCTTGTACAAGGGAGGGGTTATCGGCCTGGTGGCCTCTATTCCCCGTTATATAGCCCCCGGAAGGCTAATCTTATGTATATTTCAAAGCTTTATGCTCTTTATTTTCTGCTCTTTTAATCCAATTACAATTTGCACAAAGTAATTGAAATTTTTCTAGCAATGTTCTATCTTTAAGAACTTTTGAATATCTCATATGAGAACAGCCCATACCGTTCTCTTTTCGATCTTTCATCCCGTTTCCATCAATATGATCCATTTGTAAGGCTCTTATATCTGAAAAACCACAATGAGCACATTTATTTCCATAGTGAGTAAAAACTTCTAGCTTCATAGCAGCAATCTTTTTTCTTTTGCTAATTGCTTGATCTCTACGATACTCAGTTGTGTCCCTATAGTTTTTATGCCATTTTATGCGATCTTCTTTATTTTTATAAGGCATTAGGTATAAGAGTTATTCGGATTACGAACTATGTTAAAACTATTAGATTTTGCTTTAGGACGCAATGCCAATAAGTATTGGGAACTGTTCATTAAATGATCTGCTCTTTTAAGCGGCTTGTCCTTACTTTGACCTTTGTTATTGCCTTTACCATAAAAGTCCCAAACATAACCTTCAATTTCAGTTCTGAAAGCTTGAAGAGTATTAAAAATAAAAAGTTTAGGATGCCGAGCAGAACTGTCAAGAGAAGCATTAAGATATTCTCGCATTACATTTAATGCGAAATCAGCTTCACGATTAGCTAATCTAACAGGAATTCCAGCCTCCCGAAATAATTGCGATCCTTGTTTATGGGATTCTGCATTTCTGGCAGAAGCCCAAAATGGATCGATGAGCCAAGTGTCTATTTTATCTCCACCGTTTCGAGCTAAAATATTTTTAGCATGCTCTGAAACGATTAGATTTGAATTGTAATATTCACGATAAAAATATACATCGTTACGAGGACTTATTGCTGCCCATATACAAGCTGTAACACCAGTTGCAGCAGGATCTATTGAAGCTATCCTACGCCACTCATAAGGAATATTAAAAGGTTTGATCAAATGTTTTGTATTATCCCACATAGGATAAACCATACCAGATCTTTGTATGAATTCTCCGTAAAGACGGGCTCGTTCCTCTGGATGTCCAAGCCACTTTTCTTTAAGTTTAATTTTCTCTTCTTCAGGAATGAAGGGATTGTCGAGAGCAGATAACTGAAGAAAAATTACATCTTGTCTTCCGGCTTTAAACTCTTTATACAAATCATAAACCCAAGGTTTACGTATACCAGAACCAATATCATTAAGAGGTGTCAAAGTTAAAATTATCTTTCCACCACAATCTACTGTTCTTTGATAAAGTTCATCAAAAATTTCTGACTCCGGTTCTTCATCTATGATTACTAAATCAACAGATGCACTTTGCATCTTTTCTCTACCAGAATCCGCAGACTTACAAGTTAAAGAAGACTTACGTCCATTTACATTAACTTGTACTTGAAATTCGGAATCACTAATTCTAGTTATTAAAGGAGAAGGTGTTTGTGGAAGAAGCCCTGGATGCCTATGACCTCTTC